CAACTTCGCCTGTTTCATTGCTCTCTTTTTAAGTTTATCACCAGTTGCGACTCTACGAAGTGACAATTGTCTTTTTCTTTTAAATGCCGCTGACTTTGCGAGTCTTTTCATTCTTCTCGCAAGAGCTCTTCTCTGAGTAATATTCATTACTTTTCTTTCATCGAGACCATCTTCTATTTTTTTAACAAGTTCTCTAAATGATTTCATCTACTTATCCCAATTTTTTACAGCGGTAAAGTTATTGTAACTAAATTCTAATCTATCAACTAACTTTACTGCGTTTCCTTCTACTCTATCTATAGCGACATATCCCTCTGGATTTACCACTTTAAAACCTTTATCAGTTTTTATAAAGGTGTCCGTTAACTGTTTAATACTATTTAGTTTTCTTAAAATAAACAGTTTAGCATTGATTAAATAATTTCTAAAAATAAAAATTTGTTCTACATTTTTTGTATGTTTTTTAAGTTCTCTTAGATATTCATCTCTAAAAACAGTTTTCTTTTGTTTACCTGCGGGTGACTTCATTTTTTGTATTTGTTTATCCATGTATGATTTGAAAAAATTATTATAGTCCATACTCGCCTTTCTTGGATTGTTTATCCTTGAACCCTCTCTGATAAATGAGTTTATAAAAGTTTTTAAAGATGAACCTAATGGCATACTCTCTTGTAATCTCATAAAACTGTTTAACAGAGGAACATTAATCTTTTGAAAGGTTTTACCCGCTTCTGATAGTTGTTTTGTGATTTCCTGTGTTTCCTTTTCAGTAAATGTTGAACGACCAGATGTATCTTTATATGTTGCGTCATCCATCCATATACTTGATGGTTTCTTTAGTTTAGATATATCTACACCAAAAGACGCCTTCATCTCTGGTAAACTTTTACCCGTATATGTTGTATGCCAAACTACTCCGATGTTCGCACGATTAATAGTTCTACCTAAATCAGATTCGGGTGGAGTTGCGTAAACAATTGTGTTTGGTTGAAAAGTTAAAAAGTTTTGACCATCTATCTTTTCTTTTTTAATATCACTTTTAGTGAACATTAAGTCACCTTGTATAACACCTTTGATTCCTAACTTTTGAAATTCTTCAAATGCAACCCTAAACTTTGTTGCGAGGTCACCAGATAATTCTGAATCAATATCTTTTATACTTTTAAATAGTTGTGGTTTAATATTAAATGCGCCTTTCTTGGCGACAAAAAATTGATTATCACTTGGGTCAATACCTGCGAATATCGCTGGAGCTCCATCCCACTTTACAGTAAGATTAACAGAAGTACGACTTGAACCAGATAACATATCACGAAGCGAACGAAGAAAGTTTATCGCCCCTCGACCACCACCTACACCGAAGTTGATAATCTCATCTTCGAGATGTTCTAAGTGTAAATTCTTTCCTTGTTTATCTTCTAATAAAAACATTATTGTTCTAACTTAATTCCTGGCGTTGTTATATAAAGTGATTTACCTTGCCAACCACCTGCAGTTCTTGTTCTTGTGGTCAAAGGAATTGTTACTCTATAATTACCTATCTTGTATTGTAGTTTTAACATAAAAGATTGTTGTCCAATCTTATATTCAAACTTTATACCTCTAATATTTGTTGGTTTATCATTAAATAAAAATTCTTTCATATCCTCATCACTTGATACATCTTTGATTGTAGAACCACTTTCACTACCTACTAATAACTTATAAGGACATGGAGTTGATTTTACATCATCAAATGTATAAAATGCGATTGTATTTAAAAAGTAAACTAAATTTTTTGGTGTCTTTAAATGACTACCTAGTTTTTGTATTAATTCGTTTCTATAATTGTAATAAAAATCTTTTGAGAAAAATTCTAGTCTATCTTTTTTAAACTCTCTTGCGATGTTTGCAAACACAGCCCTTGATGCACTTTCTGATGGTTTCTCATTTTTAATATTAACTTTCTTTAGTGCGGCCTGTGCATTCTTGGCACCTGTAGGTACTTTCTTTGAAGCATTTTCCCATGCGTCATCCATAACTTTTACTATCGCATTTTGTTGAACTTTGTTTCCAAGTTTTCCAAAAAATGCAAAGAGGTTGGTATTTATTTTTGGTGTTACATCTTTACCTGCCGCAATCTTATTTGAATAACCCACAAAGTTTTCATTATCAATCTGTATGATTACATCAGATGGATTTTTACTACCTATTCCTGCAGGTTTACCTCTTGGTGTCCAGTATAGTTTTTTCCAGTTTCCTAAATCTTTTTTTACTGCACGTGAGTTTTGATAACCAATGTTAATATCTCTTTCTGCTGTTTCATCTCTATCTAATAGTTCTCTAAGAGTATCATAGTTCACTTCAACTTCTTCACCAGTAAAAACTTTAGTTCCACCAGTCATACCACCTATATCTGACATGAATTGTTTGGCATCTTTAAACTTTGGGTGTGCGAGAAAGTATACTGTAAGAAACTCATTTACATTTGATGATGCAGTAGAATCTTTTCTCTGTTTCATCCCTCTGTGTGATAACACATATTTTTTAGGTACTGTTATATACAGTCTAGTTTCTTCTTCTTTTTTATCTTTTAATAATACTATCTGAAAATGAAATTTTCCACCAAAATTGTTTATTAGTGTACCAGAACCTTTATCAACATTTTTAAATAAGATTTCATCCCAATCTAAATCTTTACCTTGAATCAGTTCATCAACTGTATCAATTACATCTTTGTGCATTGTATAGTAAGGATTAAAGACTCCTCTTTGTTGATAGTCGGGAGAGATTGTAAGTTCTCGTAGATTTGTAGATTTTAATTGGTTCAGTGCGTTTTTTACACTAATCATCAATTTCTCCATTCAAAATATAATATTATCAAGTTTTACTAATATTTATAACAACTAAACTTTGAAATCTTCATATTTACCATGTGTTATTGTAGGTTTGAAAGAATTATCCGATACTGTTTCATTATCAACTAAATCTGTCTGTGCGACCTGTTCTACATCATAGAGTTTCATTTTCGCTCTATCAATACCAACTACAAATCTTTTATTGGTTGTAGGGTCATTGTATCTATTTTTTAATTGTTTTACAAGTATTTGGTTTAATCCTTCTAGTTCTTCTGTTGATATCAATGCGAACATCAAATCAGCAGTCGCTGGTAGACCAAAACTCTCTGAAGTATCTGTAAGGTCTATATCTGTATTAGAGAATCCACCTCTTGTTGTTTGTGTGGCAGTCACTATTGGAATATTCATCTCAACTGCGAATCCACGAAGTTCTTCTGCGATAGCCTTTACATAACTGTAAGAGTTTATATTAGAGGCGTTTTTAAATCTTGATGTAGTACAGATGTTTAGATAATCAATAAAAATTATATCTGGTTTAAAACTTTTCTTTAGTGCGAGTTCTTTTGTTAATGCACGAAAGTGACCAACATGAGCAGATGCGGTTGGATATTCTTTAATAACTAATTGTCCATTAGTCTTTTCAGATATTCTTTTAATTCTATCTTTATACATTAGTTCTGGTAAGTCATGTAAATCTTCCATAGAAACACTCATCATGTTTGCGTCTATTCTTTCTGCGATTCTTTCCTCTGCCATTTCTAATGTAATGTATAATACATTTTTATGTTGTAGTAAACAGTTCGCAGACATATGACACATGAATAGTGATTTACCAACACCTGTTCCCGCAAGTGCGACATTTAAAGTTTTAGGTGGTAATCCACCTTTTGTAATTTTATTAAAAAATTCTAAATCAAAAGGTATTCTTTTTTCAATACGATTATAAAACTCAAATCTTGATTCTGCATCACCAATATAATCATGACCTATTGCATTATCAAAACTAACTGCGAGTGCGTCAGTTAAAATAGATGGAATAGAATCTGGTGTTCTTTTATCATTATCTTTTCCATCGATGATACCAATACCTTCAACTATGGCATTATATATCGCCTTATCTTTACAAAACTTTTCTGTAGTGTCACATAACCAATCATAATTATCATTGCTGGTATCACTATTACTATCAATATTAATATTATCAAGAGTTTCAGTAGTTTTTCTAAAATCTTCTTCATTCAATGACTTCCTGTTTTGTAATTCTATTTGTAAAGTTTCAATAGTAGGTAATTTGTTATACTTGTCCACAAACTTATTAATCTCATCAAAGACAATCTTTTCATGTCTATCTGTAAAATAATCTTCTTTTAAAAAAGGTAAAACTTTTCTAGTATAATCTTCATTACTAACTAAGTTCTTTAATATTGTTTGTTCAATCGTTGGCATTCTTTGTTTCACCACTTAAAATTATATCCTGTAAAATACCACCAATAAGTTGAAAGAATTCATCTCCAAACTTATCTCTGTCTAATCCATTTGAATCCATAATCTCCCATTCGAACTGCCACGGCAGACTACCATCTGGTAAGACATCTTCTTCTTTTGGAATTGTAACTTTACCATATCGATAAACAACACCTTCGTATTCTTCACAATGATGTGTTAGACCGATACAAGTCCAGTTCTGGTCTTTATCAGTTACATACTTATAGTATATCTTCATATTATCATATTGTAATTTTTTCATTATTATTATAATACACTAACTAGTTGTGTTTGTCAAGATTTAATGTATATTTTCATTTAAGCCGTTTAGTAAGACTTCTATCTCATCATCACTAAAATAACTATTAGGCATTTTCTCAACGAAAGTCCAATCTTCTTCTACATCATATGTAACAAAGAAAGAAACAACCTCTTGGTCATAATCAACTATCTCATCATCATCGGGAAATGCTTGTAGTTCATATGAGTTTTTGTGAATCCTCACTTCGTATACTGGTTGAGATTCATCTATATATTCCTCTTGTGTATCTTCATCAAAATTGGTTGCGAATTCATAGAAACCAATATCAACACCTACTGGAGTTTCTTCAGTATCATAATAATTTCTAATCCATTCTTCTAAGATATCTTCCACACTATTCAGTCCCATATTTAAATTCCTTTTGTGCAACCTCATCTAGTTGACTTAAAATATCTTTAGTAAAATATTTTTCTGGTTCTGTTAATATAGTTTTACCATATTGTTTTGTACCATCTGGAAGTTCTATCCTAGTAGATACTTGTTTAAAAATACCATACTTTACTGCGAGTTCTAATAAACCATAATGTTTATCTAGTCCTTTCTCAAAATTTATTCTAACATCAACTGAAGTATTTTCTTTTGTAATTCTTGACTTTTGATTTTTACAAGTAACAATGTTACCAACAACTTCTGTTCCATCTTTATCTTTTTTCTTTGATAGATAGATGATACTAGAGGCGGCATACTTTAGTCCACTACCACCACCCATCTCTTTCATTGGAACATAAGAACCAACAACTTCATATGTGTGGTTAGTGATAACCATTGGTACTTTCGCACGACCTAATTTAAGTGTAAGAACACGAAATGCCGCTTTGATAATTTGAGCTCTTGTCATATCACGAGTTTCTTTTCCATCAGATGTGTCTTCTACTTCTTTTGTTGTAGATAACATTCCAAGAGAATCTAATGCGATAAACAGAGGTTTTCTTTCTCCAGATGATTGTTCTAAATAAGAATCTAAAAGTTTAAGTGATTGTGTTCTAAATTCTTGTACTGTTGTAACTGGAACAATAACCATTCTTTTTGAATCAATTCCTCTATCCTCAATCATTGTTTTAGTCAACGCAGATTCAGATTCAAAATATATAACTCCACCTTCTGGATTTGCGTCTAAGAAATGTTTGACCATTCCTAATAAAAAGAATGTTTTACCTGTTGCAGATTCACCTGCAATCGCTGTAATTTTATTTGCTGGTAATCCACCATGTATAGAACCAGATAGTAATCCATTCAATGCGTATGAACCTGTATCAATAAATGATTCAATATCACCTGCTTCTACTCCATCTGCGACTATACTTGCGTATTCATTACCAGTATCTTTTATTATTTTTTTTAAAAAGTCCATACTCATATATTTTCCTACATACTATTTTTCTTATCTTGAATCTCAGCTCTTCTTACTTTTGCAAGTTTTGTTATATTCATTAATGTTTTTCTTGCACGAGCCGCTGCCTGTTTTACAGACTTAGTTTCAAATTTTTCACTATCTTCTATATATTCTTCAAACAACTTTACTAGTTGTTCATGTGTTGATAGTTCTTTTGGTTCGCCTTCTGCTATCCAACCCATTATTTTTCTCCTTCTGGATAAAGTATTTTCTTTAAATTAGGTTCTCTAAAGTTTTTACCTTTTAATACTTTTCCATCTTCACGATATATTGGTTTTCCATTTTCATCTAATTTAGACATATTACTTTCATGTACTTCTGTAAAACATCTATCAAGTGGAATCCCAAATGCGTGTCCTGCACCATAGACTACATAAAGTAAATCAGTTAGTGCATCTGCAACACCGACCATATCTTGGTCAACAACTGATTCTACTAGTTCTTCAAATTCTTCACCAATTAAATCAAGTCTAAGTTGTCGAGTATTTTCATCTGGCCACTGTGGTGGAAAGGCATCACTTTTTACCTCTTGACCAAAGGCCTTCATAAATTCTTTTACCTTTACAAAATTTGTTCTTCCATTTGCCATATCTATTTTACCAACTCTATATTAGATTCGGGGGTAATTATACTAGACATTTTTTCATTGTAACTATCAGTTATCTCCTTGATTGTTTTAACGATGTATAGTATATTATTTTTTTTGATTGATAGATTTTCATCTACTGCCTCTCCAGTCAATGTTATTGCTGGGGAAAAGGCAACACCTTTCTCAGTCGCCTGACATAACATAGGTCTGTTTACAACAACACCACCGCCATCTTCATCCACTAATTTACCGATTAGTTCCATACCATTACTAAACATTATTGTAACGACATCACTTTTTTCATATTGCATAATTCAAAACTCCATAATTTAATTTTTAATAATTATAACTTATATATAACAACTTGTCAAGAG